GGAATATGAAAATGTAAGAGATAGAGTATTTCGTTCTCATGCCTGGAACTGCTTAACTAGAAGAGTTCAGTTAGCTCAAGATAGTGATGCTCCAGTAATAGAATATACTTATCAATATACTTTACCGACAGATTGCCTAAGAGTTTTAAAGGTTCATAACGGAACAACAGATAGTATTGCTTCTGCAATAGACTATAAAGTTGAAGGTCGTAAAATTAAATCCGATGAAGGAACAATATATTTAATTTATATTGCCATCGATACTGATCCTAATAATTATGATAGTTATTTAAGAGAAAGTATCTCTCATCAATTAGCTGCCGATCTCGCTTATGCCATTACATCGAATGCAACATTAGCAAATAATTATATGGCAAGAGCCGATGAACGATTGCGTGAAGCACGTTTTATAGACAGCACAGAAAACGCACTAGGAACAATAGAAAGCAATGAATTTACAGATGCGAGGTTATAGTGCCAAGAACAACACTAGCTTTAACATCTTTTGTTTCTGGAGAATTTGGAAATAAATTAACTGGTCGTACAGATTTTGAGAAGTATTCTTCCGCAGCAAAAACTTTAGAGAATATGTTATGTCATCCTCAAGGAGCTGCAACAAGAAGAGTAGGTACTCAATATATTTCTTCAGTTAAAACCGCATCTTTAAAAACAAGATTAATACCTTTTGAATTTTCAACTACTCAAACTTATATTTTAGAATTTGGAAATACTTATATTAGATTTTATAAAGATAAAGGTCAGATATTAGATAGCGGTTCAGCTTATGAAATATCTTCACCTTATTTAACAGCAGAATTATTTGACATCAAGTTTGCTCAATCAGCAGACGTTATGTATATCTGTCATCCTAATCATGAAGTAATGAAGTTGGCCAGAACTGGACATACTTCTTGGACATTAACTGCCGTTGAATTTGTTGATGGTCCGTATTTAGCAGAAAATACAACAACGACTACAATGACACCAGGAGCTACAACTGGAGATGACCAAACTTTAACAGCTTCATCTTCAACTTTTGTATCAACTGATGTTGGTAGATTTATTAATTTTAGTTCTGGTTATGCAAAGATTAGAAGTTATACAAGTGCAACTGTCGTTAAAATAGATATTAAAGATGATTTTTCTGGAACAGGATCTACGGCTACTTGGAAATTAGGAGCATTTTCAGACACTACTGGACATCCTTCTTGTGTATCTTTCTTTGAACAAAGATTGGTTTTTGCAGCAACAACGGATGAACCACAAACGATTTATTTTTCTAAAGCTGGAGATTATCAGAATATGACAGCCGGCACTAATGCTGCTGATGCAATGGTTTACACCATCGCTGCTAATCAAGTAAACGTAATTAGATATTTAAAAGCACAAAGAACTTTAATTATCGGAACAACCGCCGCAGAATATACGGTAAGCGCAGATGGTACAGACGCAAGTATAACACCGTCTAATATAACCATTAAAAGACAAAGCTCTTATGGTTCAGCTAATGTAGATGCGATTGCTGCTGGAAGTGCTGTTTTATTTTTACAAAAAGCAAAAAGAAAAATTAGAGAGCTAGCTTATAATTTTGACAGCGATAGTTACGTTGCTCCTGATTTAACTATTTTAAATGATGAAGTTACTAAAACAGGTATTAATCAAATGGAATGGCAACAAGAACCAGATAATATTTTATGGTGTGTAAGAGACGATGGACAATTAGCAGCTTTAACATATCAAAGATCAGAAAATGTTGTTAGTTGGCATAGACATATTTTAGGTGGTATTGGTCAAGAATGCACAATCACTGTTAGTGATTATGCCAATATTCCAAATGGAACAAAATTAATATTTACAAAATCGGATGGTGAAGAAGTTACATTTACTTCTACAACAGGAACTGCTGGAACAGGTGAATTTAAAACTGAAACTAATAATAATACAACAGCAGATAATATTTATACTGCTATTAATGCTCATGCAGATTTTACTGTTGCTAATCCAGCGGCAGCCGTTGTTACAATTAGAGAAAGCTCTCATGAAGCTACAGGATTTTTAACTTGCAAATCTTTTGATACAACAAGATTAACAGTACAAAATGAAAGTGCAGCCGTTGTTGAAAGTATAGCTTCAATCTCTGGAACTTTAAATGAAGATGAACTTTGGCTTATTGTAAAAAGAGTAGTAAACGGATCAACTGTTAGATATATAGAATGTTTTTCTGATTTCGATTTTGATGAAACAGATAGTACAGCTTTCAAGTTTTTGGATAGTCATTTAACTTATAGTGGCTCATCCACCAGCTCGTTGAGTGGTCTTTCACATTTGGAAGGCCAGACTGTTTCCGTGCTAGCGGATGGATCAGTCCATGACAACAAAGTTGTAAGCTCTGGCGCTATTAGCTTGGATCGATCTGTTACTAGCGCTGTAGTTGGTTTGGCTTACAATTCAGTTTTGCAAACAATGAGAATAGAAGGCGGAGCTGCTGAAGGAACTTCTCAAGGAAAAACAAAAAGAATTTCAAAAGTTGTTTTAAGATTATTTGAAACCGTTGGTGTAAAAGTTGGACCAAGTTTAACAAATTTAGAAACAGTTCCTTTTAGAACAACATCAAGCAGTTTATCTTCTCCTGTTGATACATTAATTGAAGGAGATAAAGAAATAGAATTTAATGACGATTTTAATAGTGATGGGTATATATACGTTAAACAAGATCAACCTTTACCATGTAGCGTACTTGCGATTTATCCAACTCTAGTAACATCGGATGGCTAAATTTGAAATAGTTCCTTATCAAAAAGCACACGGAGACGATATTTATGCTTTTGGAATGAACAATAAATTAATGGAGATTGATGCAAGTTTTACAGAAAATAGGCTTGATACTGCGATCATCGGCTTATCATATACTTTATTATACAATAATAATCCTATCATTGCTGGTGGCATTATTCCTATTTGGGATGGAGTTGCTGAAGGTTGGGTTATGTCAAGCAAAAGAGTATTTGACTATAAAATTAAAGCAGCATCAGCAGTTAAAAAAAGATTAGATTATCTTTGCGTAAACAACAATATTAAAAGATTACAAACTTGCGTTAAAGAAGAATTTAAAACTGGAGTTCGTTTTGCTGAATGGCTCGGTTTAGAAAAAGAAGGTTTAATGAAAAAATACGGATTAGACGGAACTAACTATTGGAGGATGGCAAAAATATATATATGAGTTTTTTAGGCAACATAGCTGCTGCACAAACAGCAAAAGGATTAGGTGATTACAACGCAAAAGTAACAAGAGTGGAGAGAGATTTCCTTCAAGCTAAAGCAGAAGTAAATAAAAAGTTTTATGCGAAAGTAACAAAACCTTTATTATTAAAAGAACAATCTAAAGCATCTTCAAATTTATTTGTTCAAGCTTTGAGAACTGGTGCTGAATTTAGAGCTGGAACAACACCTTACGATATGATGTTAGAAAATAATTTTAATCAAGCATTCAATTTAGTTATAGCTGATTATAATAGTGAAATGGATTATGACGATCAACTTAATCAATCTATATTATTAGAAGCTAAAGCTACTGGTCAAGAATATTCTGGTAGAATGACAGCAAGAGCGCAAAAGTTTGCTGCTGTAGGTTCTTTATTAGGTGATGCAAATAGAATGGGTTATATCGGTGGCTAGATTAAAAGTTACAGAAATTTCAGGCAAAGTTAATACAGGAAATGTTGTGAGAGCTTCTCAACTTGCCTTACCTATGAGCCTGGCTACACTTCAAGCATCAGGATTTAAAATGTTTGGTGATGAAGCTACACTTCTTTATGCTTCACAAAAAAAAGAAGAGGATACAAATGAAGCGACTGCAATTACAAATAATTTAGCTCCACAATTAGTTTCGCAATATAATCAATTTTCTAATAATACCAATATGCAAGTTGCATTAGAAGGTTTTAATGAAGCTGTTGATTATAAAAATTTTGCAGATTTAGGTTCTAATAAAAATGTAAAGAAACAAGTTAGAAAATTTGTTACAGATTTTCAACGTAAGTATTCATTAGATTTATTAGCCAATGTTACTCAAAAACATAAAGAACTAACTTCTGCTAATAAACAACAAAAATTAAATCTGCTTATTAAAGATATGTCAGGTTCTGATGTTGGAGCTGCTGAAATAGCTTCAAGAAATTATAATAGCTTTTGGATAAATCCGCAGAATTTAGAATATTATGGTGCAAAGAAATTAGAAGAACTTAAAGCAAAATCTGATCTTCAAATAATAGAGCTAACAATGATTAACAAAGCTGAGAGAGGAGAAATTAATCTATTAAATAATGAAGATAGAGCAGCGCTTTTAGCCTCGTTACCAGCAGAAAGTCAAAAGGTAGTAATAGATCAGATTAGAAATAAGAATTTATCTGAAAGCATAAGGCTTGATGAAGAGAAAATTTTTTCAGAAAAACAAGACAAGCAAGTTAAAATAAAAACTTTTATAACTGCTTTATTAGCAATAAATGATCATAGGTTAAATCCAAGTGAAGAAACTATTTCAAAAGTTCCAACAATTAATAATTTATATGATTTAAAAAATAGTGGAGCTTTAAATTCTTCTCAATATGAAACTCTACTTCGATTTAAGGCTGAAGGAGGTAGATCATTATCTAGTTCAACTGTAGAACAAATTGTTGATGCTGAATTTGCTTTAGCAGATACAATCGAAAGATTTGATGAAATACAAGAAAGTATAAATTTAGATCCTGATGTAACTAAAAACTTATCACCAGAAAGTATTATTAAATATAATAAATTATTTGAAGCATATAAAAAAAACCAAACTTTTGCTCAGGACGATAAACATTTTAGAGAATTATTAAAAATAGGTTCTAAAAAAATTGTTACTACTGGTGGATTTAATTTTGGCTTTCAAGGAAAAAAAACTGATTTAGATTTTCTAGTTAGAGCTGAAGCTCGAATGAAAGAATACGATGATTTAGTTTTAAATAAAAATTTTAAACCAGAACAAGCTTATGAAGAAGTAATAAAAAAATTATCAAAAGATGAACTTCCAGAGTTGCATGATTTAAAACAACCAAGTTCAGTAAGTATAAATGATTTAAAAAAAGAATTAAATGATAATCCAAAAGATACATTTATTAATTTAAGAAAAGATGCTGCTATAGCTTTTAAAAAGCATGGCAACATTGATATTTACAAAGAAGACATAAAACTTATTGACCGAATTGAAGATGTTTATGATGTTAGATTATTTGTCAATGAAGGTGATATTGGAAAAGCTTTAGGTAAAAAATTAAGGATTAAAAAATAATAATGGAAGAATTTAATATTTTAACAGATTTATATTTACCTAAAGTAAAACAAGACAATATATTAAGTAGCAATGAATATAAACATTTAAACGAAAATAATATTGATACTGCTGATATTGAAGGAGTTGAAAAAGATCATGATGCTGGAGAAATAGTATTTGATGTTGATAAGGAACTAGCAGATGCAGATAAAGATATTTTTTTAAAAGATGTTTACAATTTTGTATTTAAAGATATTCCAAGAGATACTTTAATTGCTGGTATTAGAGGTGGCTCTGAAGGTTTTAAGTTTATAAATAATTTAGTTGGTGCTGTTATGCAGACAGAAGGTATTCCGCTTAGCGAATTACCAACTATGGAAATAAATAAAAGAATAGATGACTTCCAGTCTAAATTAGACCTGGCTGATAAAGATAGTCCGTTTGTTTCAAAAATGATTGGCATGATAGGTCAAGATGCTGCTTTTACTTATCCAATTTATAAGAAGCTTCAAAAGGCAAAAGTACCTATGGCATGGAGAATGCCAATATCTTTTGCTTTAGGTGGAGCTTTAGCCTTTGATAAAGAGACTTCTTGGTTTGCAAACTCTACATCTATGCAAAACTTAAAAACTCTTATTGGGATTGAGCCTGAAACTCCATTATCTGAAATGTATGACAAATCCTTACAGGCAATTGAATTTGGTGCTTTTGGAAAAATTTTTGATGAAATTCCAAAGATTTACAAAACTATTAAAAATTCGAGAAAACAAACAGTTGAACAAGTAGGAACTGCTTTAGGAGGAAGTGCTATAACTGGTACTGTTCTTCATGGAAATATAAATAAAGAAGATGATAATCAAGAAATTCCAGCTCTAGAAATTATAGATGAAGACAACGAAGTAGGTGATCAAAGTGCATTACCAGGAACAGTTAATAAATATGGTTATGAATTAACTGCTGGAGTAAATCCAGTTGTAAAGAAAATGTTAGATACGAAGGCTGGTGAGGTCCTTCCATCATTAAAAAAGTTAGGAACTGAAGGTTTTATAAAAAAGACCGAAGTTAATTTTAATAAATTAGCTGAAGAAGGAAAAATTGGTAGAGACTGGTATAAAAGAAGTGGTGATAATATTTTAAAATTTGTAGGTGGTGATAAAAAGGCAGCAGATGAGTTTGCTCAACTACTTGCAATTTATTCTCCACAAAAACCAATACCTACAAATACACAGTTTGCAATCAAAGCTTATAATAGATTTAGGTCAGGTGAAAAAATTTGGGAAGGAGAAATATTAGAAAAAGCCAAACTTCCAGAAAATTTAAATATTACTCAAACTAATAATTTTAAAAAAGATTTACTTGCAAAATATGGTGGAGCTAAAAAAGTAAAAGGTGAGAAGTCTACAGGATTAGAATTAGTTGACTTAGGTGATGGAAACTTAATGGTGGTCCGTCATGGCGATTATTCAAACATTGCTGAAAAAACAAAAGACTTAAAGGCTCATCTTTTAATGAATGAAAATATTTCCTGGAGTGGTCGTAAGACTAATAGTTTCTATGGAAATATTATGAAGGAAATTAATCCAGAATTAAAACAAAGAGCAACTATTGATCTCTGGATGAATAGAGCTGGTGGTTTTGTTAATCAAGAACTTAAAGATGGACCAAAGTATAATTACATAGAAAGTATAGTTGACACCGTTGCTAAAAAAAAGAACTGGGATATTGATCAAGCACAGGCAGCTATTTGGGTTTCTACCAAAGCAAGATTTGATACAACAAAAGCTATATTTGCAGAGAAAGCATTAAGTTCTGGTATTGGAATTAGAAAAGGTGGATCTGTAATTCCTGTAAAAGGAAAAGAAAAAGAGTTTGCTGATTTAAGATTTAATACAGCGATGGATTACAAAATTGCATCTCAAGATATAGATAAGGCAGCATTAAATTTTGCAGACGCATTAGAAAATAACTTAGCTTATGTTTCTTGGGAAACCGTTCCAGGTAAATTTAGTAAACATTTAAATCAACTAGAAAAGGCATCACCAGAAATTAAATCCGAGTATCATTTTAAAGTATCACAAATGCTTACTGATGATAAAGGTACAGACATAATTGCTAAAAAATTAAAAATACTTTCACCTGGACACTTTGAAGCTCCTGGATATTTTCAAGGTGTTACTAATCCATCTGGTCAAACAAAAATAGCTACCACAAGAATTAAAGGTGCTGGAAAAGATATAACAACAATGGATGCACCAAGCCAAACATTGTTAGAACAGTATGCAGCTATAAGAGGATTAGCTTTATCACAAGATGCTATTGGTTATCACAGATTAATTCTTGCAGCATCTAAAAAAAACGCTAACTCGGTAGCAATAAAATTTGATAAAAAATTTACGCCAGATCAATTTAAAAAATTTGGACAAAATTTAGATAAAGAATTTGGAGATGGTCATGCACTTATCTCTAAAGAAAAAGGTGTATTAGTTTTAAATGTTGGAGATTTAGATAATATTGAGTTTCAAAAAAGACTCAAAAATCTAGCTGAAAACACTATTGAAACTGACGCTACATTTATGTATTACAAGAACGGTAATCTAATAACTAAAGAGGCTACAGACTATGGGAAAAGTTACAGAGAAATTATTGAAGGACTTCAACGATCCGATATTCGACAGCTCTTTCGAGATATACTCACCAAAAAGAAAAGTCTCGATAAAGAGTTCTCAAGAAAATACGGATTTGACTACGATGAAAAAGCCTTCGAAGAAATCGAAAGTTTTATCAAACAACAATAAATAGTCTTAGATAATCACCTAAACAATATTATTTCAAATAATACAGAAAACTAATAAGTAAAGAGTATCTTCGAATATCTCTTTTCAAAATAATCAAGGAATTAATGAATGGTCAATCCACGAGTAATATTTCACAAATCTGGCGAAGCAAAAAAATTTATAGATGAAGCTCAAGAATTTGTAATAAAAAAAACACAAGAAAAAAAAACTAAAAAAAAAGAGCCATCTTTATTTGAAGATAAAAATATAACTAAAGAAAAAAGTCTTAAAGAAAGTGTAAAAACTAAAGTTAAAGAAAAAACACTTCCTCCAGTTTCTAAAGATAGTGCTGAGAGGATGTTGTTTACAAAAGATAACAAAATTAAACCTACTAAACTTAAAGATTTTAATATTGGCAAAATTGAAACTAGAGACGATATTTTAAAATTTATAGATGAGATTTCTGTTCAGTTTAAATCTTCTATTAATATTCAAAAAAGAGGTGTTCAAACTAATGAAGCTACAAAAGAAATGGCTGCATTATTGCAAGTTAATTCTGGTGATTTAAAAAATGCTTTATTAAATATTAAACCTGGACAAACTTTAAATGCTGAAACTATTTTAGCTGCAAGAGAATTATTATTAGCAGCTATGAATAGGTTAGATGAATTAGCTGTTGTTGCAAAAAATGGTGGTAAAGATGATCTAATGGCATTTAGACAGCACATGGCTTTAACATCAGAATTACAAAAAATTATTAAAGGTGTTCAAACCGAAACTGGAAGAGCTTTACAACAATTTAAAATTCCAGTTAGAGATACAAAATTTACTGCTACTCATATTGACGAATTAAATAGAAATCAGTTACTTTTAGAATTAGGTGGAGAAGATGCTGTAAGAAATATGGCTGCTACTTACCTTAAAGCAGATACCGCAAAAGCAAGAGCCATGTTTACAGACAGAGCTGGTTTAGTTACCAAGTCTCAAGAAGCGTTGGCTGAAATATTTATTAATGCAATTTTATCTAATCCTTTAACTCACGTTAGAAATACTGCCGGTAACTGGATTACTCAAGGAATTTTAATGCAAGAAAGAAAGTTTGCATCAAGATTTTTAAGTGGAAAAATTGATGAAGTTGATCGTGCTAATGTTGGTATAGCTGAATTTGAAGATGTTGCTAAAGCTTATGGTAAAGCAATGGCTTCGCAAGAAATGTTTGCAGCAATTGGAAGGTCTTTAAGTGAAGGTAAGTTACCTCAAATTAAAAATCAAATATCTGGTTCTAAAATTGAGATAAGACCAAATAAATTTTCTTCTGAACACTTTGGTTTAAAAGAAGGTGGCGTAGCAAATGGTGTTGATATATTAGGTAGAATATTAACTTTAGATAGAATACCAACAAAGCTATTAAGTTTTTCAGATAATTATTTTAAAAACCTTGAATATCGATCTGAAATTTACGCTTTAGCTTACAGAGAAACATTAGATTTAATTAAACAAGGTAAGTTACCAAAAGAAAAAGCTGCTGAATTTTTAGCTGATAGAGTTGTTAATCCTCCAGCAGCGCATGTCGAAAAAGCATACGAAATGACATTGACTAGCGTCTTTCAAAATAAATTAGGCACTAGAGGAGATTTTTTAGATTTTGGAAATTATTTACAAAAAGCAAAATCAAAATCTGGTTGGCTAACTTTTATGAGTAATTATTATTTACCGTTCATTCAAACGCCAACTAATGTAACTGGTATGGTTCTTGAAAGAACACCTGGATTAAATTTACTTTTAACTCGTTATAGAAATGACATTTTAGGACACAATGGTTTAGCTGCTCAACAACTTGCTAAATCAAAAATGGCTTTAGGTTCATTATTTTATACGACCGTTATGGGAATGACTTTTGGAGGTATGGCAACAGGAACGTCTCCAGAAATCGGAATGAATTATAAAAACAAATATAATAAAACCGAAATGAAAAAGTTGTTCAACATACAACCAGGAACAATAAATATTCCATACGGAGATACAACATTACAAATTAATTTAACTGGTAATGATCCTATTGCGATGGCATTTAGACAAGCTGCTGATATGGCTGCGATTGCTATGCACGGATTTGAGGACAATGATCAAGCAGCAGATTATATGAATTATCTTGCAGCATTAACTTTATCACTTGGAGAAAATATATCTTCTTCAACTTTTATGGCTGGAATAGGTAAGGCTGTAAATGATTATCAAAATTATAAAACATTAGGTTTTGAAAAAGGTTTTGAAAAACAAAGTAAACAAATAATTAGTTCATTTGTTCCAACTGGAGCAAGACAAGTATTTAAACTTGTTAATGAAGATAATAATAAAATTGCAATTACTATTAATGAATACATACAAAAAAGTTTATACGATAAAAAACTACCAAAAGATTACGATATACTAGGCAGTGAAATAGAAAGATTTGGTTTAATTTCTTTTAGAAAAGAAGATCCTGTAAGAAACGAACTTTTAAGAACTGGTGTTGAAATAAAAGGTGTTGATAGATTATTTAAACATACTGATAGTGATAGTGGAGTAACTTCAAATATTGAATATACTTCTGATGAACTTTCTTTTTATAAAAAAAGATCAGGCGATTATGCTTATCAAGCATTAGAAGCTTTGTTCCAAACTGATGAATATAATGCAGAAGATGTAGATAATATTTTTAAGCAACAATGGATTAAAAATGTTTTTACACAATCTAGAGCAGCAGCAAAAGGAGATATGCTTTTTAATCAAGATGAAAATTCTGACGATTATGAAGAATATCCAGAATATTTAATAGATGAAGATTGGTTAACTATAAAAGGTTTAGGTCCTTATGAAAACTCAATGGATCTTCAATCAAGAATAAAAACAAAAACAAAAGAAAATTTAATGTTTGAAATACAAAAAATGAACATGGGTAAACCAGTTCAAACTGATTTTGAAACTTACTTTAACGAAGGAGAACAATAAACAATGACGATAAGCACTACTACTATTAAAAATTCCTACAGTGGAAATTCATCTACGGATGTTTTTGCTTATACTTTTAAAATTACGAGTAACAGCGAAATGCAAGTTATCATTCGTTCTTCCGCTGGTGTGGAGACTGTGAAAAGTTTATCAACTCACTACAATGTTTCTGGAGCTGGAAATTCATCAGGCGGAAATGTAACTTTCACCAGTGGCAATATTCCAGCGACAGGCGAAACAGTAATATTAAGAAGAGATACTACTCAAACTCAAGGTATGGATTTAATAGATAATGATCCTATGAGTGCTGATACGATTGAAACCGCACACGATAAATCAATGGCTCTTATTCAAGAGTTGCAAGAAGAAGTTGATAGATCATTTAAAGTATCAAGAACAAATACTATTTCCTCTGCCGAATTTACAGATAGCGCAACAGACAGAGCCTCTAAAACTTTAGGATTTGATAGCTCAGGCGACTTAACTGTTGTTGCAGATTTTCTTCCGGCCGGAGGAGACAGCGCACAATTTACTTATTCAACAACTACGACAGATAGTGATCCAGGAAGTGGATATATCCGTTTTAACAACTCAACTATTGGATCAGCGACCGCTGCTTACATAGATGATCTTGAGGCTAATGGAACTGATGTATCTGCATGGTTATTATCATTTGATGATGTTGTTGCTAATCCAACTAATAGAGGAAGAATAAGAATTTCTAAATCTAACACTTTAGATACTTGGCATGTTTTTAAAATTTCAGGCGCTTCAACGGACGCTTCAGGTTATGTAAAATTAGCTTTAACTTATGTTGATGGCGCTGGAACATTATCAGCAGATGATAAAGTTTTTGTTTCATTTACAGCATCAGGAGAAGATGGAGTAAGTCCAGGTTATTTTTATAAATTTGATACTGGAACAAGTGATGCAGATCCAGGAGCTGGAGAAGTTTCTTTTAACAATGGTACTTATGGAAGTGTTACTCAAATTTATATAGACGATGTAGATCAACACGGAGTAACAACTCAAACCGATACTATAACTTGGGATGACAGCACTGCTGGAACAAAAGGATTTATTCAATTTGTCGATATTAACGACAAGACTACTTTCGCAAAATTCAAAGTAACTGGTGCTTCAACTGACGCATCTGGTTATAATAAATTAACTGTAACTCATATTGTTTCAAATAATACTTTTTCAGCAGCAGATGAACTTTCAGTTCACTTTACTGCATCTGGAAATGATGGAGCTGTACCTGGTTATCTTTATACTTTTGATAATGGCACGAGCGATGCTGATCCTGGATCTGGAGAAATAAGATTTAATAATGGAACTTATGCTTCTGCTACAGCTATATATATAGACGATGCTGATGCTAACGGAGTTACTACACAAACCGATACGATTACTTGGGATGATAGCACCTCAACCATAAAAGGATATTTACATATTGTTGATACTGACGATCCAACGACTTACGCAAGATTTTCTATAACTGGTTCTTCAACAGATGCTAGTGGATATAATAAATTAGCAGTTACACATTTAGCATCCAATAATACTTTTTCTGCTGGCGATACTTTATCTGTTCACTTTACAAGACAAGGCGACAAAGGCGATACTGGAGCTACTGGCGCAACTGGTTCAACGGCTGGTACTTCTGGCCTTGGCATGACTTGGGAGACTACCACAACAGATGCTGATCAAGGAGCTGGAAAAATTTCAGGAAATAATTCAACGATTTCTAGTATATCAGTTTTATACGTTGATGATGTTGACGACAGTGGTGCTGATATTTCTGGTTTTGTTCAAAGTTGGGATGACGTAACCAACACAACAGCTAAAGGATATGTTCAAATAACAAAAGAAGGTGCTACTGGTAATTTTGCATTATTTAAAGTGAGCGGTAGTGTGACGGATGCATCTGGTTATAACAAGGTTGCAGTTACTCATGTTGTAAGCAACGGAACATTATCAGATGGTGATGGTGTTGGAGTTCAATTTGTTCAAAATGGATCAGATGGTTCTGGAAGTTTATCAAATGTTGTTGAAGATACTTCTCCTCAACTTGGTGGTCAACTTGACGTAAATGGTCAAGCATTAGGAAGTGGAACTTTAGAACTTATAAAATTTTCAGAAACAGGAAGTGCAATTAATGAATTTACTGTAGCAAACGCAGCTACAGGAAATGGACCAACTCTTTCTGCAACAGGCGATGATAGTAATGTTGATATTAATGTTACGCCTAAAGGTAGTGGAAAAACTGTAATTTCTGGAAGTATGAATGACAGTATATCAACAACAGGCAAAGCCTTAATTTTAGGATTTTAACTTATAGGAGGTGTAAAATAAAATGGCAAGCGAAGTATTAAAAGTATCACACACAGCCGGAGTAACCAACTCTGAAAGTGTTTTATTAAACGGAGTGAATGGTCATACTTATACGATTTTAAGTATAACTATTTGTGAGACGGCTGGAGCTGCTGAAACAGTCGATCTCTATATAGATGACGGAGGCGGTGGAACTGATTATGAAATTTTATCAGATCAAGCTGTAGGTGCTAATGAAACTTTTGTTTTTAATGACAGATTAGTTTTAACAGACGAAGATCATTTATGTGCTGCAACAGCATCATCAGCTAACGTTGACATTGTTGTAAGTTATTTAGATCAAACAAGATAATAGGAGATATAATTTAATGAGTGGAATAATAAGTGATAACACAGGAAGATCATCAGGATTAGTTAAGGTTGTTCCTCCTGGTGGAATTACTGGCGCACAAAATTTTAGAACTACTGGCGATACAACTGTTACAACTGGCGCAAACACTTTAATAACAAACTGGGAAGCTATTGACGAAACTTCTTCGGCAACTATTGGATCATCGGTATCTCATTCATCAGGAACATTTACTATAGGTGCAACTGGAATATGGTTAGTTCAATGCCAATTTAGTTTTAAAATGAGTACAACTAACAGATACTTTGGTTGTTCAATACAATTTACTCCTGATGCTTGGTCAAGCACTGAAGATGCTACAAATGTTAGTGGTTCAGCTTATAGAGATAGTGGAACTTATTATCAAATGGGTAATGTTAATTCAGAAATTTTTGATGTTACAGATACAACAAATCATCAAGTTAGATTTCAAGGTTCTTGTGAACAAACAAATGGAGCAGATGTACTTGGCTCTAGTTCATCAACTCAAAGTTGGTGTAGTTTTATTAGATTAGGAGATACATAGAATGGATATAAAAGGCAGACCAGATAGTATAAATGATGTTTTAGCAAGTTACAGAAGTAATGGAACATCTTGGTATACTTGGGAAAAATACGATGCAGAAGGAAATAAAATTCCTAACAAAGATCGTATGCAATATAAATATTTAAAAGTTATTGATGGTGGAGATAAACCAACAGAAGATGAAGTTAATAGTTGGCTAACAAAAGCTCAATCAGACTGGGATAATGAAAATAAACCTTATAAATTAAATAGAGCAAAAGAATATCCATCTATTGCAGAACAATTAGATGACATCTACCACAATGGCATTGATGGTTGGAAAAATACTATAAAAGTTACTAAAGACAAATTTCCAAAAGAATAATTAATCAACACACTTAACTAAAAGGAGGCAAATATGATTTGCTGGTTTTGTAAATTATTAAAAAAAATTAAAGAGAAAATTGTTAAAGGTTACAGATGCCTAAAAGAAAAACTACTTCAAAAGAATTAGTTCATGCTTCTTTAGGTATTAGGCTTTCTTCTCATGAAAAGCTTACTGCTGAAAGACATAAACAAATACTTAAATCAATAGATGAGCTTAATAAAAAAGTTTCTAAATTATCAGACATTGTTTCTACAGGAAAAGGTATGGTTAAAGTTCTGGTATTTCTAGGAACTGTAGCTGCTGCTTGCATCGGCTATCTTAATATTAAGTGAAACCTTTTAACAAAGGTATAGCCGCACATTTAAAGGCTATGCTTGAATTGTTAGATGATGATCATTTGTTGTTTACTAATGTTCAAGGCATTGGTCCAATAGACATAGTAAGAGTAAATATCCATACAGGTAAAGTAGATTTTTATGATGCTAAATCCGATAGAGAAAGCAGTCATAAGAAAAGACCAATAACAGAAATACAAAAAAAACTTGGAGTTAAACATATCTACATAAACCTAAAGAAAAAAACTTTTAAGGTTAAAGGAGTATAAAAAATAATATGCAATTA